CAAAGCAATAGCTTGCTGTCATTAGAAGTAAAACTATTAATAGTCGCAAGAAGCTGTTATATCCACTGATCATTGATTTTAAATCCATAAAGTTTCTCCTTTTACCCTGCACTACAGGAACATGTGTTACATTTAAAACGACTACTTTCGGGAGGAACTAGTGCAGGTGCAACCTCAAATCCTTTTCCACATGACATGCACTTAACCGATACCTTTGTAAATGTTGGACCCTTTGGGATTATACTTCCGCTTTTAGGTTTGTCAAGACCCATTTTTTTATCTGACTTAGAAGCTTCTTCTATTTCTCTTATTTCATCTGATGATAATTGAACCCCATCCATAAAGCCTGTTTGAGGTGTCGGTGGTTTTGATTTCTTTTTTCTCTTACGAGTGCCCTTTCCTCTTCGTCTGTTATTAGACTTGTTTGACACTTGTGATAAGAGCTTGCCTAGAGAGGCGATCTCTTCTGGAGATAGATTTTCCAATATCTCTCGTAAATCATTTTTATTGCCCATGTTTAAAAGCCTTTGCTTTTTGAACGCTGAGAAAAATATCGCTAATGTTTTTTACCGAAGATGCTAAATAGGTTAGTCGATCAGCTCTATGTTGTGCATACCTTTTAATTTGTTCTATTTTTGTTGCATAACTATCTTCCTTCACAGCTTGATTAAACTGACTTTCCCACGACCCCTTGTATTGTTGTTCTCTTCCAGATAATGTCGTCTTTAATATTTGAGTAGCCCAATTAACACGAGCAAGCTCTCGATTATAACTTCTTTGTAAATGAAATGATAAGGACGCTAATAGAAGGGCAGCTTCGGCACAGTTTTCAGGAGTTAGCTTTTCAATCTGATCCCGTGAAAGCTCTAGATATTGCTGAGTAGAATCATCATAGAATTCTTTTGTATACTTAGGAATTCCTAGATCGATTTCGTAAGAATCTAAGATCTCATCGAGCTTCTCTAGTCGTTCTTTTGCTGTATTCTCATTAGCCATTGATCTTTATTTTCATTAAAAGGTAGTTCGATATAAATAAGACCGTTCAAGACGCACCATTCTTCTAGCTCTCTATCTCGCTGTTTTTGGCTTATGAAGTCTTGAGCGCATGTATGATATAAACTATTAAAACTGTAGTGTTGTGCGCCATGCACTTCAATAACGGTCTTAATAGTGTTGATGTAAAAATCTACGAATACTTTTTTAGTCTGTCGAAGTCTTACAGGAACTTCTTCACATAACAACACGGTAGGGTAGCAGTCTTTAAGCAACGATCTCGCCGTGAGGTGTAGTTGAGATCGAGGACGGGAGTTGTTTGTCATTGCTAAACTAGCGGAGGTTTTCCACTTATAAATATTACCGTCTAAATCACTCACTTGCATTTGACTGAGGCTTCTTGCGTATTTGGATTAAGGTCGGGAATTTCGCAGAGTCTTCACTAATAGATTTCTTTTCACCCTTCGCAACTGATGAAGCGCTCGCTCCTTCAATAGGAAGCTGTAGAATGTCTGAGTATGAAGGCGTTGCCACAGTCTCATCCATAGCCCACAAAACTCCTTGCTGGCGTGACCACTTCCTCATGCGTCTTACAGGAACGATAAAGTTAAAGGTTTCTCCCGCACCTCTAACCAACATTCCTACGTACTTTCCTGCATCGTCACCCCCACGCTCAGTAAGGAACACACCGCCTCCTGAGGAGCCCGGAAAGGCTGTTACAGTTGTTTGATCAAAGATAACGCCATCTCCACTACCTAAGTTTAAAACACGCCCAATTTGAGACATGATTCCCCGTGTCATGGAGTTAGAACCTTGCTGTCCTAAGAGAGATCCCACATGATACAGTTCCTTACCAATAGCTACGGGTTCGTCAGTAGAAATGAATCCAGCATTCTTATCTACAAAATTCTTTTTTCTTACCATAAGAAGGGCTAGATCCTCACCATTTTCTGAATGAGAATACTTAAGAACTTTAGCATCCATTCTCAACTCTCCCACTTTACGCCCTTGCTCCACAAGTTCCTGAACTACCTGAACATCTTTAAATTCGACCAGCTGGACTGGCCTTCCCTGTCTAATAATTGTACGCACAGATCGCAGATTGTCAATAACGTGAGCAGCTGTCCATACAAAATTAATCTTCTCTACCTTGTCCCCTGTTGTTTTAACATTTCGAGTAATTAATACTCCTGATCCCTCACTTCTTCCAGCCTGTACCGTTACTGATACATCTTGAAGTTGTTGGGCGAGATCCTGAGATAGTGCCGTAGAAACAAGAGCCATCCATGTAGCAAAAACTAATAAAGACTTCTTCATAATATTACCTTTCAATTCCTACTAAAGAAAAAATATTGTTTTCAAACTCAGTATACTCTTCGGGGTTATCCTCCAAATGCTTCGCTAAATTAACCTTTCCTTGGATCTTTTTTTCATTCGGAAGCATTAACCATGTTCCACTCTTTTTAACAATATCAAAGTCTACCATAAGGTCTGCCAGTTCCATTTCCTTCCATATTCCTCTCCCATATTTAATGTGACTAGAAACTTTTTGACCCGGAGGTCCGATTGCCGAGGTTACCACTTGCCAATGGACAGTCTGTCCAATTTGAGAATCTCCTTGTAAAATAGGAGTAGTATGACTAGCGTGTAATTTTACATCCGTTTGATATTTTAATGCTGTTCCAGATTTTTCCACCCTAGCTTTCCCTCTCCCAAAAGTAGAAACATTAGCCATAAGGTGGGTAATCCCAACTACCGTAACTCTGTTAATAGGAAGTGCTGGAGCAATACGTCTACAGAATTTAGCCAGTATCTTTTGCACGGTCATAACTTGATGGTCAGCCAAATCAGAGGTTAATTCATTTTCACTTGCTAGCGCAGAAAAAGAATCGATCACACATACAGATTCAGGCTGTCTAGCAACCAGCTCATCAAAAATACTGAGGTATTTCTCAGCTGAAAGAATGTTACCGGGAGATGATTGTACTAACTCCACACACTCTGTGTCTAATCCTTTAATTCCTGCCATGTCTCTGTCACGTAGTCTACCTTCTACGTTGCCATAGTAAATTTTACGTTCAAGACTTTGAGCATTGGAACAGAATGTTAAAGCTGTAACAGTTTTACCCACTTTCTCTGGACCTGTTAATATAAAAAGAGATCCTTCAGGAACTCCTCCTCCTAAAGCAATATCAATCTTAGGGCTCACAGATAGAATATGAACCTTCCTCTCCATAATAGAAGAAGCTTTGTGAATTACGTCGCCATATTTCTTTATAATATCCTGATTCATTCCAATTCCTCTAGTCGCGATATGATAGATTTCTTTGTGTTGTTGCGAATAAATTTTTCTTTTTTAGTAAAGTCATAGGACTCGTCTTTTTTAGTGGCATCTGGAACCTTATAACTATAGGATTCAATTTTCTGATGAACCCATTTGGGTCTTAGGCTTATAATGTATTTATTTTCCCTAAGAAAAGCTACAATCTTTTCCACGGTGTGCTTCTCTATTAATTTAGTCAAACTTCTATTATTAATTTGTTCTTGATAAAACTTTTGCCACCCTTTAAGCCCCAATGCTTTAGTATAAAATCCTCTCGGAAGTTCTTTCCTTTCCTTGGCTGCTTTGTTTTCACATATCATTTCAATAATATATTGCCGTCCCGTGATCCAAGCAAATCCTTTTTCATCAACATCAGGAGAGTAACGAGATGGATAGGTGCGATCTTCAGTTCTTTTTTTAGCCATCTTTTCTAATCTTATGAACCCAATCCTTTCTATTGGCTTGTCGGGGAATAGTTCCTTCTTTAGCCTTATTCTCATCAATACGGGTAGAGGCAGCCGGGGTCATTACACTTACTCCCCTTTCTCCACTAGAAGTTTCATTGATAAATAAGCTAGATTTCTCTACAGCCTTTTGAATCACTGCTAATTCTTTTTTAACAAAAGAAAGATTTCGATCAAGTTGGCGTGCCATATCTCCTTCTGAAATATTGTCTCCTAGCATTCCCTTAAGACATGAAATTTCGATAGCTGTCACCTTACCCTTTTTCATAACAATTCCCTTTCTGCATTATTTAAATAAGCAAGATTTCTAGTTTTTAGAAAATCCCTATAAAATTCAAAAGCTCTTTTTTTAATTTCAATAAATCTCCATTCTAACTTTCCTGCATGTCCCAATCTTTTGGAAGCCATTCCTTCACTATACATCCCAATAGGATTAAACAGTTTGCCGTGACGCCCTCTCTTGGCATAATACTTAGTCCGATTTCCTATCTCAATACTCATGGCATGAGCGTCAGGGGACTCCTCTGCCTCAGTTGATGTCAATTCAAGACAGGGATACTCATTTTCAACATAGTCTTGATTACCAATCATGGTGTAAACGGTTTCTTTTCGCTCTAGCTCTTCTGGGTCCTTATCTTTATTGATAATAAAAATATGTTCTCCGTCCTTGTTAATCTTTGCCATTCTACTCTCCCCCCTTATTATATTTCATACGACTCATTCCCTTCGGTAGATTTTTCATTCCACCAGATTTCTGTGTCTTAAAACCTTCTATCATATCCTCTCGTTGAGACTTAGTATATTTTTCAGATTGCTTATCGGCATATTGACCTATAGTTTTACAATCAGAAAGAGAAATAGAAACAAAGCCTCCAATATTATCAGTTTCAAAATCCCTATCCATTTTTTTACTCTTACAGGAGGAGCATTTAATTCTTGCTTTTTCATTATCGTACTCAGAAATACTACAAAATAATGAGGTAGCTTCGGAGCACTTACGACATCTAAAAGTATACTCGGGCATTTCTACTACTCCAGTATTGTACTATCAAAGGCGTGTAAGGGGAGTATGATATAGATAAAATAGCAATAAAAGTTGAGCGAGCGCTATAGAGAAGGCAATAATGTTTATTTTTTTATGTTGTAATGGCCAAGCAAAATAAAGAGTAGCAATTGATAGATAAGTTCCTATAAATTTACAAAAAATAAATAACGATACGTCACCGTTGTCTAGATATATCAGGTATTGTCCTATGGGATTTTGTTCTACTTGAGTAATGAATTCGCTATTTTTACTGAGCCAATAAGTGTCTATAGCAGATACGAATACAATAATGATACAAGAGATATGCATTATAGCTTTAGACTTCATATCCTTTTCCATATGTTAAATGCATTTAGACCATCCGCATTGTGTACAAGTGACGCATCCTTCTTGGCGCACTAAACCCCCACTGTTACATTCTAAACACACGCCTTCCTCTTTGACCCCATCAGGAATATATTTCTTAAGAGCCCTTGACATACTCTTAGCAAAGCTAGTCATATCTCCTTTTACTTTTTCTAATTGCTGAACCACATAATGAATGTCTGCACCATGACGTAGAGCTGTAGAAGTCATTCTAGTCAAAGCATCCTCTTCTTCACTACATGTAGCATTAATAGGAGAAATTTCTGAATCGTCTTCTAGAACCGCCTTATACATTCCCTTTGGCCTCTTCTTTTTAATTATAATTCCATGCTTAACTTTTCTATCTATAAAGCCATTTTTACCTGCAAAAACTTCATAGGGATCGCCATTGTATATACCAACCAAGACAAAATAAGAAGCCCCCTTTACTTTAATGTGATGAACTTCACATGGAAGCTCTAAAGGTCTTTCGGGCGACTCTGTTTTAATTATACGGTCAGTTTCATCTTTCAAAGAAGATTCTTCAGATAAAACTGCTGTCATAGTGCCAGCTCTATATGTTGTAAACCCTTTAATCCCATTTTGCCACGCCTTCTTATAGACAGTTTTAAAATCTTCATAAGGATAGTCATTGGGTAGATTAATTGTTTTACTGATTGCTGAGTCAACCCACTTAGCAAAGATAGCCATGGTAT